AATTATATGGCATGAACGCCAACATGGCGGTGGTGACCTATAAAGTTGATCAAAACTACCAGATGATAAGGCCAATGTGGCAGGATTTTTTAGTGCGGAGTGCAAAGTACGATGAGCATAAGTCGGAGTTCAATGAGTTACCAAGTATCCACGCCGCCGCAGAGAAGGAGTAGAGACATGGGAAAACCTGGTTTGTGGACAAATATTCACAATAAGAGAAAAAGAATTGAAGAGGGTTCTGGCGAACGGATGCGCAAGAAGGGCGAAAAAGGTGCGCCTACCGAGGAAGCTATAAAGCGTTCGCAAGGAAAGGCCAAAGGTGGTATGGTACGATATAAGAACGGCGGATGTGTGATGGCTGGTCGTGGAGTTCGTGATACGCATATGGGATGAAGGTATAGTGTGATGTAATGTGGACAGCATTTGTTCTGATTTGTACTCAAAACTTTTGCTTTGCAGTAGGTGGCCCAGGTCACCCTTCAGAGCAAGATTGTTACGCAGACTTAATGAATAATGGATTGCCGTCATTACAACGCAAATATGTAGGTTCAGTTATAGTAAACTTACAGTGCTATAACTGGGGAGAAAGGAAGCAACAGTCATGACCACATCAGGTTCAAGAGACTTTAACATGGATGTCGGTGAGATCATTGAGGAAGCGTTCGAACGCTGTGGCCTCGAAGTTCGCACAGGCTATGATGCCAAGACAGCGCGTCGTTCGTTGAACTTGATGTTTGCGGATTGGGCTAACCGTGGGTTAAACCTGTGGACCGTGAAGCAGGCAACGCTAACCCTTACAGAGGGGCAGGCCCAAGAAACGTTGACAGCGGATGTTGTGGATATCTTAGAGGTTACGCTTCGTCGTAACGGAACAGATTACGAAGTTGAGCGGATCAGTCGTGGGGAGTATGCTACTCTACCTAACAAAACGACTAAGGGTCGCCCTAGTCAGTTTTACTTCGACCGTCAGATTGACCCAGTAATCAACCTTTGGGCAACCCCTGAGAACTCTACAGATCAACTTGTTTACTATTACGTGCGTAGAATTGAGGACGCAGATGCTTTGGTTAATACTACTGATATGCCTTTTAGGTTTTATCCTTGTATGGTGGCGGGGCTAGCGTACTACCTTGCAATGAAACGTGCGCCAGAGAAGATACAGATACTGAAGTCTGTGTATGAAGAAGAGTTTCAACGTGCGGCGGACGAAGACGAAGGTCGGACGCCTCTTAAACTACAGCCTAGTATGGCTTACTTGAGGGTCTAATGGCATACGCTAGCGGAAAGAATGCTTGGGGGATATCGGATCGATCCGGTCGTCGCTACCGTCTTCGAGATATGAAGAAGGAGTGGACGGGTGCGCTTGTCGGTCCTGATGAGTACGAACCAAAGCACCCGCAGTTATATCCTCCCAAAGCCTACCCAGATCCGCAAGCGTTACGGAATCCTAGGCCAGATCGAGTGGAGCCTGCGGTAGAGGTGCTACTACAAAATAATCCGTTTACTACGGGTGCGCAGGGTTCTTCGGTGGTTACGGTATATGAGCTAGCGCATGGTCGCAGCACTGATGATGTGGTTCGGTTTAGAACGGTTGCTCCGTTTGACGGTATTACCGCATCTGACATTACAAATGCATCGGGTTATGCGATTACAAAAGTAGATGAAAACAACTATACGATAACGGTTTCTGGTACAGCTACGGTTGGCGGCATTCGAGGCGGCGGAGACTTTGCTTCGGCAGGACCAGTAACGGTGGAGGCATAAATGGCGTTTACATATGCAGAGCTAAAACAGGCAATTAAAGACTATACGGACAACAGTGAGTCAACGTTTGTCAATAACTTGCCATTGTTTATCCGTACCTCAGAGGAACGTATTTTAAAAAACGTGCAGTTGTCCTTATTTCGTAAAAACGCGACAGCATCTACAGTAGCAAATCAAAAGTATTTAGCTTGTCCGTCTGACTTCTTAGCTCCTTTCTCGTTAAGTTTTGAGGGTGCGGATGGCGACAAGTTTTTCGTAGAGTTTAAAGACCCGTCGTTTATACAGACGTATACACCAGACGCGACTACAACAGGTGCGCCTAGATACTACGCACAGTTTGACGTTGACAACTTTATGCTAGGACCAACTCCAGATGCGATATACACCGCCGAGTTGCACTACTTTTACCGACCAAACAGTATTACAAGTGGTAGTGATAGTGGTACAACTTGGCTAAGTACAAACGCAGAGATAGCGTTACTTTATGGCGCATTAGTTGAAGCGTGTGTATTTATGAAAGGTGAGCCAGACATAATGGCGGCGTATAATCAAAAGTTTCAAGAAGCCCTAGTAGGTGTTAAAATGCTGGGTGAAGCTAAAGAAACTACAGACGAATACCGAACTGGTAAAGTTATTAGGGAGAGAAATTGATGCTAACACCTGGATTAGGCATGGACGTACCAAGGCACAAGCCTTTGGTTATGGTAGAGACGACCAACAATCGAGGGTTTACGCCCGACGAAATAGCGCAACATTGCGTTAATAAAATTATTTCTGTTTCGGACAACGCCCATCCAGCAATACGAGATCAAGCTAGAGCGTTTTCTTCCCAAATACAGAAGGTATTAGCGTCACATATGCAAGAGGCTGTTCGCAATGACCGCATAACTGTGTATAATGCCTTAAAAGACGCGGGGCATCCCGAACTGGCTGAACTCATAAGGAGACTCTAAGATGGCCTTTACTGGTAACTTTATGTGTACTTCCTTCAAGAAAGAATTGCTTGAAGCGAAGCACAATTTTTTAGCGACTGGTGGGCACCAGTTCAAACTTGCACTGTATGACAACAACGCTTCATTTGATGCGGGGACACAAGCGTATACTTCAACAAACGAAGTTGGCAACACAGGCACCTACTCAGCAGGGGGTGGAAATCTTACAAATGTAAACCCAACAACTTCTGGAACAACAGCTTATACAGATTTTGACGCTGCGGCTGATCTAGAGTTTACGGACGCTACGATTACAGCCTATGGTGCTTTGATCTACAACAGCACAACATCGGGTAATCCTGCTGTTCTTGTTTTAGATTTTGGTGGTGCTAAGACTTCTACAAACGGCACGTTTAAAATTATCATGCCGACAGATGACGCCAACTCTGCAATCATCAGAATTGAAACTCCTGCTGCCCCCTAATTAGGAGAATACTATGGCGTTAGTTCTTGCGGATCGCGTAAAAGAAAACACGTCCACGACAGGCACGGGTGCCTTATCACTAGATGGCGCGGACAATACGTTCCAATCTTTTAGTGCCGTTCTGTCGGATGGTGACACAACGTATTATGGAATAGTCGAACCAAGCACTGAAGAGTGGGAGGTTGGAATAGGTACATATGCGTCAGGAACTAACACATTAGCTCGTACAACAATTCTTGCTAGCTCTAATTCTGGCAGCGTAGTTAACTTAACCGCAGGGGTTGCGGTTGTGTTCTTAACACAGCCTTCAGAGAAGGCGGTTTATAAGGATGCGTCTGGTGACACCGATCTAGGTACAAACGCATCACTTGACGGGTACGTTGATTTTACAGCTATCGATCACCCGACACATGCTGAAGGGCGAGTTTACTTTGACGACAACCATAAAACTCTTTCTTACCAAGGCGACATAAGCGGACTTCAACACGAAGTAGGTATTGAAGAGCATGTTCGTGTTTATAACAACACAGGGTCTACTATTCTAAAAGGTAAACCCTGTTATTGGTCAGGTAACTTTGTCGTGTCTGGTGGAACAGATGTACCGACAGTTGGTCTGGGTAATGCGACAGATGTTAATAAGTACAACGTTCAAGGGCTTGCCGCGCATGACATAGCAAACGGCAACTTTGGCTATATTATCGTTTCTGGTTTAGTGGAAGGCTTTGATACATCTGGTCTGAGTGCCGGAGATAACTTCTTTGTTGGTTTGACAGATGGTGCGGTGCAAAACGCCTCGCCTACATATCCAAATTATCCTATGTGTCTTGGCTGGGTAATTAAGTCCGATGCTACAAACGGGGTAGTTTTAGTTAACCAGCAGAACCACTCAGTTAACAGTTTCCGTGTGCGCACAGATGCGCATGTTGGTGGGGATCTTATTGTAGCAGGGGATCTAAGTGTCTTTGGTACTACAACATCTGTCTCTACAGAAAACGTATCTAGTGGTGCAGCGTTTAATTACTTAAACGCGGGTGACACAATTGGTGAAGCAAACACCACGTTTAGTGGTACAGGTTTGGATGACGCCTACTTTGGTGGGCACTTTAAGGGTACAGCCAATACAACGTACTATGTCCGTATTGATGGCACAGGTACTCCTGACACGTTTGAATGGTCTAAAGACAACTTTGCTACGACGGAAGCAACAGGGGTTTCTGTAAACACTGCGGGTAACACGCTCGATAACGGTATTACAATTGAGTGGGGCGCGAACACAGGCCACACACTTAACGACACTTGGAGCGGTACAGCCGCGCCGTCTAACGTAGACACAGGTTTGTTTTCCAACAGAAACACAGGTGGCAGCGGCGTTGGGTACACGCACGTTGGGATGTTTTACGACGTTTCGGCAACCGAGTGGGCGTTGGTTGGAGAGTATGGGCCAGAGCCGTCTGGGTCTATAAACACAAGCGATTCTACGTTTGTGTATGGTGATCTTAGAGCCGGAACAATTTACGGTACATTTGACGGAAACATTACGGGAAATGTCACAGGAAATGTTTCAGGTAATGTCACGGGTGCTTTGACTGCGGGTGACAACGTAAAAGCCACCTTTGGTACAGGTTCTGATCTAGAGATTTATCATGATACCTCTAATAATCGTCTAAATGTTACATCGGGGAACTTATATGTAAACTTACCCGATACTTCGGAGTTCACTGTTACAGGTACGTCAAATACCGCTTTTAGAGTTGATGTAGATGGTGCGGTCACATTGTACAATAACGGTTCTCCAAAGATAACCACCACCAGCACAGGCGTAGACATCACGGGTAATATAGACA